CTTTCCATCTAATACGTCGTCCACGCTTGCTGTTCCGATGGTTAGGTTCGAAATTAGGGATTTAAGTTTTGATAATATATAGCTTGTCTCCTGCCAGTTCATGCCTTAACCACCTCTTCCCTTATCGTCGTGTTGTCAAGAGAGAAAGTCGTGGTCTTGACAGCTATTTTAGTTTCGTCCTCATCATACAGGGTTTCCGTTATAACTGTCGCCCCGTTTGAGTCAGCGCCTATGACAGTTACTTTTTTTCTATTATTAGCGTCAACTTCCGTTATGGTGTTGCCATCGTCAGAAAGATAGGTTGTTGACGTTGTAAAGCCCTGTACCGCAGCACACAGGCTGTTGTACTCCGCAGCGCCAAATTCTGTCCCCTTTGCCTGATATTCCGTCTCATCAACAAGCGATATTGTTCCGTCGCCATTATCAACCTGTCTCCACTTTCTATTGTCCGTAAAATCATCATCTATTGCATCCATTTTAAAAATCAGCATTGTTAGAACACCTCCCTCTTGGCTCCAAGTCTGAATGAGAGCCTTGCCTTGCCTGCTTTAATCCTGTTTAGGTTTGTGTATAGTTCAAGACAGGCTTTCTCTATCCTGTTCAAGTCCGCATACCCGATAAATGGCCCATTATCCTCATACACTGTCTTAACGCCTATATCTATCGCATAGCTCCAATCCCTTATTGTCTCAAGGTTGTCTGCGAGTCTGTTGATTTCGTCTGCGTATGGGTAGTCCTCCACTCCCTTGTCATCTCCCATGTCCTCAATGCCAAACGGCATATATACCTGTGCTGCCAAAGCGTGCAGATAATTTATGTTGCCTTTTATGCGGTTGTAATCTCCAAAATTGAATCTGTCGCCTGTGTATGTGCCGTTGGAATCCCTCGCACCATACCAGTCCGTCTTAGGCGTTATCCACTCCATTCTGCCCCTCCTCTGTTGCAGTGTCTATATGTCTGCGTGTCACCACGCTGCCTGACAATGCCTGTGAAAATTTGACTGTATGCTTGTAAACGTTTACTTTTAAGCTGTCATTGAAATCGTTCTCCTGATATATGATGTCATTTGCATCAATCTCTGGATTTCCCCTTGTATTGTACTTGTATTCTGCACCTGCGTTGTAGTAGCCCCCTAGCCATTCGGCAAGCTCCATTGAGGTTTCGGAATCGCTCATAAGCGGGTTCTCCCATACGACTGTCTTGCCTCTCTCGTTGAGCGTGCATATGGCTTTCTGTGTGGCAATGCTGTAACGTCTGCCTTTAATGGTTAGCTGTCCTGTGCCTGTTGTGGTAAATATAACCTTGCAATAATATGAGCCGCTTTCCGCAATTTCTACAGCCAAATCATCAAAAGTCGCTGTCAGCCCATAAACTGCATCATCGAAATAAAAAGTCGCTGTTTCGCCTTCCGCCACTGTCATGCTCTCGTTGACAAGTTCTTCCTCCGTTGACGGATTATAGGCATAATAAATAACCTCGATATTTCTGACAAGTTCCTGCTTAATGGTGGTGGGGTCTGAAAGCATATCCATCTTTTCCATAGTAAAATCTGCTATGTCACCGAAATTGAGGTAATCAACGACTATATAGCTGTATGGCTCAGCGGTCTTTGTGAACTCAATTTCCATAGTGTCGAAATCTTCCAAAACATCTGAAATGATGGTGGTTTTGAAAATGTCATCATTAACAGTCAGCGTTTCAGTCTCTTCACCACTGTTGTAAAGGTGTAATATAAATTCGCTTGGAAGCGCATCTCCAAACTCAATCTTCATTCCATAATAGGTACACGCCGCTTCCTGCACCACTGTAATTACTGGGTTTACGTCAAACGTCCCATCAGCTTTCGACTGCGCCTTTGAAACATAGCCTGTATTCATATTTGAAAAGTCGGTCTCTCCCTTTTTTATAAATATGCCGTCTGAGTCAACAGCATTGTAATTGTATGCATATGATGCAAAGTGCGCCTTGTCATTGTTCTTTTTGATATTCGCAACCTTCGAGTAATTCTGCTCGCTGTTGCTGGTGGTATACCATTCAGGCATGAATGACGATTTTATCCTTATAATGCCGTCCCTGTCCTGTGATAACGTGCATCTCCCAGCATTTGCAATTATCTGTAGTGCCTCCCTGTGTTCCACCCTCGGAAGCGGATTTTTGCTCTTTATTTTTTTTAAATATACGTCAATATAATAATCGGCTTCGTCAACGCCAGCATCTTCAAATACAAGGATAGCTAAATCGTACAGGCTTATTCCCTCACTCCTATAAAGTCCCTTATAATACTCACTGTCGAGTGTTCTCAGCCTGTCAGTGCATTTTATGGTTGCGCTGCTTGCGTTGCTCTCCCATGATGAGCAGTAGAGTGTCCCTCCCTTTAGCCACTCCGTTGTGTCATCTAGGTCGTATCCGTAGTAGACAACCATCTGCTGGTCGGTTTCAAGATAGTTGATTACCGACTTGGGATTGTCAAGGTTGAAATACTGGTCGTAATTAATCAACTTCACGCTGAAATCTATCTGTGGTATGTCTGCCGATATTGGCGATACGTAGCTTTCAAGTGTTGAACTTACAATATCGCTGTTAGTGTAAAATAATCCGTAGCCGAACATTATAGAGCTTATCCTTAGCCTAGTCTCTGGCTTTGACATCTTGTAAAAGACAAACCTCAATGATGTTGTTTTGTCAAAAGTCTCTTCCGTAACCCAACTGCCTGTGTCATTATCCCTAAACTGAGTAACTTCTCCTTTGCTTGTCACAACATCGAAGTCAACAGGGTAGACATCTCCGAAGTTGATTGTAAGCCCCTTCATGCTTGTTGCCTTTATATTTAGGCTGATGTCAAGCACGTATCCTGAATCAGTGACTACTCCCCTGCTTGTAATGCCTGTGTCAATGTAGTCTCCCCCTCTCCTTGGTGGAAAGCGCATTGAGCTGTCTACAGGCGTGAAGTCCTTCTCCAATGTGGCGTATACAGTTGTCAGCGTTCTCTGCTGCACGATTGCCTGATTGGAGAAGTATGCAAAATCCCCTTCCGTTATTGTTGCATACTGTTGTGCCTCGTAGTCGAGTACTCCCAGCGTGACAATCATATAGCTTCTGTTCCTCAGCAAGCCCTTCATGCTCTGCCTGTATGCCTTAGATACTTTCTGCATACGCTATACCTCCCCACAGTCTGTAAAGTTTACCTTGCAGTTATAATAAAAGGTCGGGTTTCCGTCTTTGTCGAGGTAATAAGGCTCTGCTGTCCTGTCTCCAGGATACATTTTTATTGTTCTTTTTTTTCCAGTAACAGGGTCAGTAAATGTGACGTTTACAAAAAAGTTATCCAAAACTGTCAGTATTTCCCCCCATGTCTCCGCTGGAAGCCAAGGCCATACCATAGAGTCAAGTTTGTACTGGTCTCTTCCAATTTTCTGACCGACTACCACTCCACTGGCATTACGCCCAGAATTGACGAATGTGGAGATGGTAGGCTTTGCCCCCCTTTTGGGTGAGGGAAAGCTATGGCCGTTGATAGTTATATATGATGCCATTATCTCAATCCCCTCTCAGACTGTATATGATGGCGAATATTCTTGGTTGTATATGCAGTGTGTCAGATAGATGTTGCAAATGTATAACCACTTGTCCTATTCGCCTTGTCTATCGCTTTTGCAATATTGCGTCCATCAATTTCCACGCTAATGTTTCGATTGTCCTCTACGGCGCTGGTAGTCTTATTCGCAGCATCTAGCAGGTCGTCTAAATATGGCACAATCAAGTCGCTAAGTATTGTTTTCATGTCCGTATTGCCATAGTAGTTTGCTCTATCCAATCTGTAGTCGGTTCGCTCTATGCTATCAGCGATTGCATCACCAACGCCCGAAGATACATTAACATTAAATACTGGCTCATACTCGTCAAGTGCCATCTTAACGGCTTGTATCATCGTGCTAAGTGGCGACACTATCTCAGGCTCGCTTTTGTTATCGCCAAGCATTGCGAGAAATGGGCTGTTTGGCGATATAAGACCGCCCTCAGCAAGTCTCGGTATTGTTATTTCATTCAGCGTGTTTATATTAAATCCAAAACTCTTGCCACCTAGCTCTGGAACCCAATCTGGTATTTCAAAATGCAGGTTGTTCAACGCATTGATTACTGTGTTGATTCCCTTTACCACTCCATTAGCCATGCTCTCAACGCCTCCAAGGATACTGTTTATAACGCCCTTGATGTTGTCCCATATTTCGCCGAAGATTCGAGAGGTTGCAGTCTTGACGTTTGTCCAAGCCTCGCTCCACGTTGTTTTGATTTCGTCGAGTTTGGTTGTAATCTTTGTTTTAATGTTGTTAATGATGTTTGAGATGCTTGTCTTGACGTTTGTCCAGATGGTTGTGGCTGTTGTTTTCATTTCCTGCCACTTTAGTGTTACCTTTCCCACAAGGCTATTGATGCCGTCAAGCAATCCCTGAATTAAGTATCCACCCATCTCCTTCATGACCGTTGATGGTGAATGGATGCCGAACGCTTCTTTGAATCCGTCTATAAATGGCGTAAACACATGGTCGTAAATCCATATCCCTATATCTGCCAGTGCCTCACCTATTCCATTAATCAATCCCTGTCCCACGTCTCCGCCAGCCTCGGTTATTTTGTCGGCGAAAAAATTTCCTATATCGTCTACAGCATCCGACAGCAAGCCTCCGATAAAAGCCGCAAGTCCGCCTAACGCTGCACCGACTGCTTCAAAGAAAGAATCGGCAACGCCATTCCAGTCAATGCTTACAAGGAAATCTTTGACACACTCGCCCACCTGCCACCAGTCTACAGCTTCTATGGTTGATGAGATGAAGTTAAAAAAACCTTTGAAAGACTCTCCAACTGTCACGCCAGCCTTAACCCAGTCGATACTTGTAAAAGCATCAGATAACAGTTTGCCACAATTTGAACCAATACCTCGCCAATCAATTGTAGTCACAAAAGCATATGTGCTATCAACGATAGTGTTAAAAAAATTCGATATGCTATCCGAAACTGCATCAATATTAAGTTTTTCATTGAATGAATTAATTGCATCGGCTATCCCTGTCGCACTCGTTACAAAGGTATCATTTATTAACGTCCAATCAATATTTTCAAAAAGCCCGTTAACAGAATCGGCAATAAACTGCCCCACTCCACCCCAATCCAAGGTATGGACGAATGAGTTAAGAGAGCTAAAAGCTGTGTTAATGCCCTGTGCCAGTGTGTCTCCAATCGAATATCCAAGTTCTTCCGTCTCAATAGCTCCGTTTATTAGTGTTGCTAGGTCTTTCCCAAGGTTCGATGCCTTCTCCTTGATTGTATCCCAAGGAATATTGTTGAATATGTTAGCTAACCCTTCGCCCACCCTGTTTCCTAGCTCTGTAAAATCGGAATCTTCCCACATATTTTTGAACCATTCTGCTGTATCCAATATTTCATCTGGTATATCTATAGTTTCATAGCAGTCCTCAAGGCTACTGCCACTTCCAGAACTAGAAGAGTTGTCACTTAGAATGTTAAGCTCATCTATTCCCCCTGTGAGCGCCTTTGCAGATTTTGATGCCTTGTCAAGGCTTGCCGCATAATCTGTAGCCACCTTCTTGGCCTGTGTGACAGCCGTATTTCCTGCCAAAGCGCCAAACAGTTTGTTTATAGCTGAAACTGCCACTGTTATAAGGTTTATTATATAATTTAAGGCTGGACCAAAAATATCCAAAAGGTTTGCTACAAGTGAGGCTATCTCATGTGAAAACTGACTGCAATTTGCTTTAAGCTCTGAAATACTGGCGTTAAATGTCTCGCTTTTCCTTGCAAGGTGCTGAAATGCCGTCCCCATTTCGCTAAATAAAGCAGTAATGCCTCTTCTTAACAGCATGAACGTGAATAGCCTTGTCACCTTACTCAGCTTGCCTGTGAGTTTTGTGAGCGCAGAGCCAGCCTGTTTGACAGCATTTGCAAACAGTTTAAATCCAGTAGAGACTTTTAAAAATTGAACATACATGGAGCCAAGCCTACCAATCGCCGTTGCTGTAAAACCGACAAAGTTTCTTACCGCACTTGTAAGCCCTCGAAATGCAGTTGCCGCAGTATTCCCCACTACGCTTGCCACGTTAGAGAAAGCGCTTCGTACTGCATTGGCTGTATTACCCAATGCATTCGCAAAACCTCCCAATACGCCACTCATCCTACCTACTGCATTACCTGCACTGTTAGCATCTTGAGGTACCTGTTGTGAGGCGTTTGCAAAATTCTGTGCATTGTTTGTAAAATTACCCATTGCTTCCGATGCATTGTTAATGGCGTTTGTAAATCCTGACAATTCGCCTACAGCATTGCCAATTCCCGATAGGCTGTTTGCAAGGTTTTCCAAGTTGGAGAAATTGACATTATTAAGGCTGTTCAAGCCTGTTACAAGCCCGTTAAAGGATTGTGCTGATGGCAGACTTCCTACAGCCTGTGACATATCCGTTATGCCTATAGCCAAATCCTCTAGGCTTTCAGGTCTTGCATTGGTAAGATTACTGACACTCCTGGCAACACTGTCTATGCCCGACGTATCTATGCCTTTTAGTCTCTCTATTCCCTTAACCAAGTTGTTAAAAGCTGATGAGCTTGGCATATTCTTCATGCCGTCGCTAAGCGAGGTAATCGCACCCGATAACGCATATAGCCTTGATGTGTCTATGTTGTCAACTGCCTGTCTCAAGCTCTCTACATACTGTATTAACTTGTCAACGGAGTCCTCCGCTTTGCTCGCACTTGCTTCAATTTCTATTTTCAGTCTGTCAACTGGTGTATCTGCCATCTTCCTCACCTTCGCCCTTGTATAGTCCGTTTAATAAAAATATGGGAGGCACACATCGGACTAATGCTATTCGGTTCGTCAACCTATCCTCCCATAAAATCAAGCTCTATTTTTTCTTGCCTTGTTGTGCTTCACCATAAACAAGGCAAACTTCTGTCCGTCAGTTAAATCGTCTTTCTTGTTATGGCTATCCTCTATTAATTCCCAAGGGTTTCTTGGGTATCTTACGTTTTTATTGAGTGCTGAAACCACTGCCTGCCTGTTAAACATCCCCTGCAACCATGCGTAGTTTTCCTGCATTTTCAACTGCTCATCAATCTTTAGCCTGTTACTTTCAAAAAAAGGCTCTAACCTGTGTGGGTTGAGATGCATGAACAGCTCATAACTGCAACCACATTTCATTGCATTTGGCAACAGTACCTTCTCAACATATTCCCTATACGAATTGTATTCGTTTATGTCTATTTCGTTTTGCTGGCTTCCGATGTCTCCTCGGCTGGCTCTTCCTCGGCAGCCTTTTTTCCAAAACCCGCCGCTTCCATTGCCTCCGAAAATGGAACAACTATGTCGTCTATATCTCCACCATTTTTTATATGCTGTGACAAAATCTTTCCACACTCGTTAAGGTCTTTCTCACCCGTGTAAACAGATACAATCGCCCTTGCAAGCGAGAAAAATTTCATAGTTCCTGTACGAGCCATACCCATAATGTCTATGCCCCTGTCCTCCAGGTCACATAGCACATTTGTAAAGTCAACTTCCTTTATGTCGTCGTAATCTTTTCCGTTAATCTTCATAATCAATAAACCGTCCTTTCGTTTATCTGTCCTTTTTTTACAATTGTTACAACTTACTTCTTAACGTAATGAAGTGCTTCCTCTCCTTCGTCTGTGGTTGAGAAAGACATCTCCCTTGCAGCATTTGTAGAGCCACTCTTTGGATAGACAGACATTTTACCCGCCCATTCAAAAATTCCGTCCTCTCCATCTTCACCAAACCACAACTGGTATGTGTCTACATTGCCTGCCTCTTCCAATGCAAGCAGGTTTTCATAATCTGTCTTATCGTACCAAGCTGAAAATTCGAGGTCTCCTGTATCCTCAATGCCGTCAATGGTGCGCTTCTTTACATCTGACATTGTGGTAACGTCAAGTTTTTCCTTAGCTCCACCCAAATCTGGGTACTGAGTGATGTCAACAAGTTTGCTGAACTCACTTTCACCCTTTTTCTTTATCATCAGGAATGTCTTGTTAGTACATTTAGCCATGATTTTTGCCTCCTATGGTTTATTCCCT